TCAGCTGTCTTCTACGACTGAGACAGCTTCTACTGCAAGAACTACTCTTCAAATTTTTAATTCTCAAACTGCTGCAACTGGTGGAGACGACAGAACACCATACTCAGGCAAAATTTACGTTGCTGACCCAGCAATTGTAGGATCTGCTGGAGCCAATATTGATGGAGCAGCCACAGGCGATCTTTGGTTTTGGTGATGCCTTGTGAACTTTTTTAATTTATTTAAATTATTTAAAAATAGAACTGTGGTGACTAACTAATGGCAACCGCAGTAACCAATGACGCCAATGCCCGTGCCAGATTAACCGTAGATGCCACTGGAGTAATTGGTGGAGTAAATTGGTCAGCTAGCGTCACAGATAATAGTGCAAATTTTGGTGGCTTTGGTGATTTTGCAAACCTTACAATCACAATGGGTGGCATCACTGTACTCAATGAAGTCAATAAAACTTATGACTTTGGTGCTAACTCTCCAGCTAAGTATTTCCCTAGATCTTATGGAACGACTTTTCAATCACTTTCTCCTGGTACCTACACGGCTACTGGAACTTTTTCTACTACTGGTTTAGTTGGGACCGCATCCCTTTCTTTTAGCTTTAGTGTCCCTTCCCCACCCAACCCAGCCCCATCTTTTTCGGATCAAACCATTACAACAACTTGGATAAAAACAATAAATTTTAGCGCTGCTCCAGACAGAACTGTTGCTGCCTCTAACACAAGCGGTTATTCTATCGTAGCTTCTGGAACTGGTTTAAGCCCAACTGCATGGCTTACAATAAATAGTTCTGGTCAGCTAAGCGGAGTGCCAGCAGCAGTTGGTGTTTATACTTTCTTAATAAGAGCATCTGGGGCTGGTGGAACCGCTGATAGCTCATTAAAAACTTTAACTGTTAATCCACCAGGGAATAGGTCTAATGGTACAAACATGGCAACTGATCTGGTTATTGGAAAAAGATATAATGGAACTCAATGGGTAGATATTAGCACTTTTAAAAGATACAGTGGAACAGCCTGGGTAGACATAGTAAATTAACACCCAACCTACTTATTATGATATAATTAAAACACTATGGCAGATATCACTACAAACCACTCTTTCCCATTCCCAGAACCAGCTGATGTAGTTGACGTTACTGGCGATATTCAGGCATTAGCTGAATCAATAGATAGTTCACTTAGTGAAATAGTTCAAGATGTTGTTGGCACAATGGTCACTAGCAATACTGAAACTGGTATTGCAGTAACTTACAATGACTCAACTGGTAAACTAAATTTTAATGTTACAGCTGACCCATTTCCTAGTCAAACAGGAAATACTGGAAAATACTTAACTACTAATGGAACAGCTACAAGCTGGGCAGCTCTTGCAGCCATAGGTGTGTCCTATCTAGACTTAACAAATGTTCCAGCTACCTTTGCGCCAACTGCCCACAAAACCTCACATGAATTTGGTGGAACAGATGCAATTACAATTGCTCAGTCTCAAGTTACTAATCTTACAACTGACTTATCTGGAAAAGCATCCTCTACACACACTCATCCACAATCAGATGTTACAGATCTAACTACTGACTTAGCACTAAAAGCACCAATTGCTTCTCCAACTTTTACTGGCACTGTAACTGGAACTCCAGCTGACGGTACGACAACATCAGCAGCAACTGGTTTTGGCTACATGGGTGTCCCACAAAGCTCTTCTGCTGGAACTACTGGCTCATACACAATCACAGCAGCTGATGCTGGTGAACATATTTATGCTTCTGCTACCAGAACCGTAACCATTCCTGCTAATGGAACTGTAGCATTGCCAATTGGAACAACAATTGCTTTTATTGCTGGTACTGGTGCAACCTTGACTATTGCAATAACTACAGACACTTTACTCATAGCTGGTTCAGGAACTGGAGGAGCGGCAACTTCTAGGACCCTAGCTCCTCACGGTATAGCAACAGCTATAAAAGTAACATCAACTCTTTGGTACATTTCGGGTAATGGAATAAGTTAATGTCTGGTGTTTTGAGCGCTTTGCTGAGCACTGGGATTAAGTTTGATACTGAATATTTAGTCATCGCAGGTGGCGGTGGTGGTGGTACTGCTGTTGGAGCACATACTAATACTGGTACTGGTGGAGGTGGGGCTGGTGGTTATCTAACAGCTTCTGGTTACTCCATTGAAGGAAACAAATTCTATAGCGTAACAGTTGGTGCTGCTGGCCCTGCAGCGCCAGGTGGTGATTCAACTTTTGCTACTATAACCTCTACGGGTGGTGGTGCTGGAGGAGTTCCTGGGGCTGGTAACGGAACTACTGGTGGTTCTGGAGGTGGTGCTGGGTATCCTGGAACTGGTACTGCCACTACTGGAGGTTCTGGTACAGCTGGACAAGGTACTGCTGGAGGAAATGCTAACGGTGGTGGAGCTTCTGGTGGTGGAGGTGGTGCTGGAGGAGTTGGTGGAGCTGGCGTAGGAACAACCGCTGGTGCTGGAGGTATAGGTCTTGCTAACTCAATTACTGGAACTTCACTTACAAGAGCAGTTGGTGGAGCTGGAAACTACTCAAGCAGCCCTGTAGGCGGTGGTGCTACTGGAGCTGAAAACACTGGAAACGGTGGCCAAGGTGGTGTAAACAATAGAGCTAGCTCTGGCTATGGTGGATCTGGAGTTGTAATTATTAAATATCCAAATACAATACCAGATATGGTAATTGGCTCAGGACTTGTTATAGATGATGGCTCTAACGGAAATGTTTCAGGTTCTGGAACTAGGCTATCTCCAAGCTTTACACCATCAGGCTTTAAGGTTTATAGATTTAAATCAGGCACTGGAAACGTGAGTTGGTAATATAAAATGGCACACTATGCATTCTTAGATGAAAACAATGTAGTAACAGAAGTTATTACTGGAATTAATGAGACTGAACTCATTGAAGGTTTAGATACTGAAACTTGGTACGGAAACTTCAGGGGTCAGGTTTGTAAGCGCACTTCTTATAACAATAACTACCGCAAAAACTACGCAGGCGCTGGATACACTTATGACTCTGACCTAGATGCTTTTATAGCGCCTAAGCTTTTTGAGTCTTGGTTACTTAACGAAGAAACTTGTCTTTGGGAACCTCCAACGACTTATCCTGATGACGGAAAAAGTTATGATTGGGACGAAGAAACTATTTCTTGGATAGAAGTCTTTTAATCTTTCTCATATATGGTAAAATAAGGTAGGAGAAGAATGTCTATTAATACTACCCTTTCTAACTTGTATGTTGAAAAAGTTAGTTCTGAGCACCCACTAGCTTTGTGGATGCTTAATGAACAAGTTGACTATGTTTCTCAGATTACTGATGCTCAAAGAAATTTTTATGATTCAGACAATTGGGACATTGTTGATGGCACTGTTGTTGACGCCTCTGCAATTTCTGGGGCACCAAGCGTTCCAATTATAGACTCATCAATTTCTAAAATTGCTGGCAGCATACCAGCAAGTTCAACCCAAGACATTATTCTTACAAGTAGTTTTAGCATACCAGAGGCCAACTTAGTTCAAGAGTTATCTAATATTGGCTTAGGGTTTTATCTTTACATTGATACTGCCCTGGCAAATTCTGTATCTTTTGGATATTCCTATATTAATAGTTCTTCAGTAGCAGAAGAAAGCCTTAGTACCGTATTGCTAACAAATAGTGATAGGCTTAAGTGGAAGTTTTTTTCTAATACACTTGAACTACCAGCAGTTGGTGCAACAGATATAAAAATTATTGTTAAAATTAATATAGATACTGGCGGTGGCTCAGAAGATTATAACTTTTATATTAGTGGCTTATCCTTGGGACAATGGTCAGAAGATTTTAATAAGTATTCTTATGGCGTAAACCCAACAAGCATTCCATCAGACATAAACTTGCCTACAGCAGCAAACTTTAAAGCATTGCCAGCATATCCATATGGAACCTCTGATAACAGTGGATATTATCTTTCTCAGGGCTATAGCCTATCTTGCAAAAATTTTGGTATACCTATGGTATATGGATCTTATAATATTACAAAACTATATCCAAATGTTTATAATCAAATTACATACCCATCTTTAATTTTTCCAGGTAGTGGATTTTTAAACGAACGTGGAAGATATAATGAGTATACTGTTGAAATGTGGATAAAGATAAATGCTTCTGCTACTGCACCAAGAAAAATATTTGGACCAATCGCAAGTACTGACGGATTATATGCAGATCATGCACACTTAAGCTTTAAGCTTGGAAGTCAGGTTAAGTCTCATTTTGTTGGTGAATGGTTTAGACCAATGCTAGTACATATCAGACTTTTAAAAAATTCTTTAATTGTAGTTCTTAATGGAGAAGAAGTTATTAGTTTAACTTTTGAACAGGACACAATTTCACTAGCGTCAGAATTTGTAGACGGAAAAGGCCAGGACTGGCTAGGCTTTTATTCTTATGAAGATGTTGACCCAGTAGATTTAGATACATTTTCAATATACTCATATGCTATGCCAACACAAGTTGCTAAGCGTCATTGGGTTTGGGGTCAAGCAGTTATAGCACCAGAACAAACTAATTCAGCTATTAACTCTATCACTGCATTTAATGATTATGCTTTTGCTAATTATACAGCTAACTATAACTACCCTGACTTTGCAAACTGGAAGCAGGCATTCTTTAGTAACGTAGAGGCTGGATCAAAGATTCTTAGTTTGCCAGATTATCAATTGCCTGAATTTTCAATAGGAACAAATACAGTAAACGACCTATATGAAGCTATCTCAGAAATAACAGCAACAGGTGGAGACACTGACGATGCTGCAGGAATAAAGTATCTAACATTAAAACCAAACGCAAACTCTGAATGGAGTTCAGAATCACACTTTCTTTATTTTGATAAGCTTGGACTATTAAATGAACCAGTTGAAACAGTTTATGGTATTTTTAAAACTAGCGGTACAGAGGCCAATTCCCCACTTTTTAAAGTTACAAATAAACTTAACAATGACTTTTTCCTGGTGTCTATAAATGGAACTACTGTAACATACTCAGTTACTATCTCTGGCACAACAACAACAATAGCAACAAAAACCATAGAGGTTGGAAAAAAGTTTGCAGCAGGATTTAATGTTCAAAATCTTATATCTTCTCAAACTGTAGACTTTGGCAGATTTTTTGCAGATACCTCAAGCCTTGATATCTTTTTAGCTGGAGATGGCTCAAAAAAGTTTTCTGGAAGAGTCTACAAGTTTGGCTTTAATGCAGCATACAACAATCGAAAAATATCATCCTTGTATGATCAATTTGGAATTCTAAGTTCAACAATTCCAAACTCTAATACGTTATTTTCTCATACAGCCAACTACACCTTAACAACCATTAATGAATATGGACTGCTGTTTCCAGATATTGCGGTAGCTGGATACTGGGAAGACTATATACCTCTATCATATTTTAGCAAGGGTATCATAGACTATGATGGAAACCAAAACTATGAATTAGATTTTATTCAATTAAACCTAGACTTTCCAGAACCACCAGCAAAGCAATCAACCCAGACAACTTCTGCTTGGACATATCAAGACTTAAAGGATGAATATTGGGTACCAGAATTATTAACATATAGAGATTTAGAAAACTCATACTATACTGGTTGGGAAAACTATGAAGACATGTCTGACAATACAATTATTACAAACTTTTACAATACAGATGAAGATATAGTCAAGAGCTATGTTTCATTTCAAAAAATTAGCGATGGAGCAAATAAGAATCTTATAGAGTTTACTAACTACTATAAACCCCTGATTTCTGGAATCCTTGATCCAGATAACATTAATTCTTTAGATTGGAAAGATACAGCGTACCAAGTTACCAATGGAACAATAATTTATCCACCAAAAGAAAAATACTCTGGATCTAAAATAAACTTTAGCGACTACGCAATTGTTTGTCATTTAGAGTTTATATCAAATGGGATTCTTCATAGTCCAGTTAGACTTAGGGATCTTCAGCTTGCATCACAAGTGCTTGAAAGAACAACGTTTACTTCTGTAGGGTCTAAGCTTGGTGTCCCAGTTTACTATTATTCAAGGTCTGGACTATATTTTGATTTAAAGGGTAAAAATCCAATAACAACTTATAAAAAAAGCACCCCACATCTATATCTTAATAGACAAAGTGGTTGGAGTGTTAAAGGAGATTTTAGTCCAACAACAGATCGTGGTTTATCAATAGTAGTAAATGAATCTAGATCACAAGGATTAGAGGTAGCTCTTGTTCAGATGTGGGTTAGATTTTATCAAAATACATTTCCAACTGGAGCTATCATGATTTTTTCTATTAGTCATAAAGATGGCATAATTGACTTTTTTCTTGAAGCTGACTCAACTCAAAAAAGAGGTTTTGTTTTTGGGGTAAACAGAGAGTCACTAGAAATAATTGACACGTTAGAATATTCTATAAATGGAAATCCAGTAAATACCCCATTTTTAATTAATGAAGAATGGACAGCCCTAAGCATTAAGTTCCCAGACCTTCTTAGTTTTGACGAGGTGTCTGGAACAATTAATCTTAACGGACCACTTATGTACAACAACATATCTTATAAATTAGCTACAAACATTGAAAAATCTGAATCTATAGAAACAAGAACCTGGTTAACAGTTGAAGATCTAGATGATAATGGTACAGATAATACCTGGGGATATATAGCAGCTACTTGGAAATTACCAGAAATAGCTAGTTGGCAAGATCTACAAATTATTTCTCAAAGCCAAGAGCTCAACATTGATTTAGAAGCTATTTATGGAGATTACGTAGGATCTAATAGGATTGTAGTTGATGACAACACTGGACTATTGGTTAATCCAGAAAAAATTACAGCCTATAAAGAAATTTCTTGGGAAAGCACTATCAAAACACCAGCTTAATATGGTATACTGTTGGTTATGGAAAACGATATTTTATCACAAGTTAGTAATGTCCGTAGAAAAGTAATTGAGACTGACGTTGAGTGGGGTCTTTATGTCTATAAAAAAGCAGATGGCAAGTACTTTACAGATGGAAACGGAAACGTTTTAAACATCCCCTCAATGAAGGGTGATCTTTCAAAAATGTCAGAGTTATTTAATGCAGCTAAATACCATGGCGATTCAGGCGATGGGGAAGCAAAGTTTGTTCCTGGACTAACCAGGGTATCTGACGAAACACATTCAGAACAAATAGATCGTATGAAACAAGGATATATCCCATCTATGACTGACTATGGAGCTTGGGCAGATGCTCAAAAGACTGTTGACGTTTATGGACAAGAAGCATTGGAAGTAGATTAATGGAACAGAACGAATATTATATTGGGGCATCTCTTAATACTGAAGAGGAAGCCGTTAATCAATTTAAAGAGCAAGACCCATTTAACAAAAACTGGGAATCTCTAAAGTCTTATGACGGACTAGAGAAAAACTTTAAGCGCAGAACAGAAAGACTCATAAAGGTTCAGTATGACTACGCTACTCCAAACAATGCAGACTTAGCTTCAGATTCATATCTTACAACTGCTTCATCAAGACCAACTGGTGTAGATGGTTCTGAAAGCAAGCAGATTAATCCTGGTTCTGTCTATAGAAATGGTTATGGACTGTTTGACGTAATTACCCCACCATATAACATGTATGAGCTAGCAAACTACTACGACTCCTCATTTGCAAACCACGCAGCTATTGATGCAAAGGTTGCTAATATTGTTGGTCTTGGATATTCCTTCCACGTTACAGACCGTACAACACTAAGGCTTGAGTCAAGAGAAGAAGACAGCACTGCAGTTGAAAAAGCTCGCAAAAGAATTGAAAGAATGAAGATTGAGCTAGCTGACTGGCTAGAGTCTATGAACGACGATGACTCATTTACTACTACAATGAAGAAGGTTTTGATTGACTACGAGTCAACTGGAAATGGCTACCTTGAAATTGGAAGAACTGCTTTAGGACAGATTGGATATGTTGGTCATGTTCCAGCAACTACTATTCGTGTTCGTAGACTTCGTGATGGATACCTTCAGATTATTGGAAACAAGGTTGTTTACTTTAGAAACTTTGGGGCAAACAATCCAAACCCTGTAACAGGAGATCCAAGACCAAATGAACTTATTCACTACAAGTCTTACTCTCCTCTTAATACCTTCTA